CAACTAAGCCACGCGGGTAAAATTACGTACCGCTTGTCCTCTGCCGTAACCAATGTCCAGGGTCGCTGTCTTTCTCCCGGCTGAGTGAGCGTCGGCTGGCTCGGGCGCACCCAGCAGCACAATCGGATCGCAACCCATAATCAGAGCCAGGTTCAGAGCCGCGTGTACGCTTGAGCCGTTCCAGTACAGGCCGTCCTCGATTCGCTCGGTGGGTACGCGCGAACGCATCACCCCGATAGCCGGAATCGATACCTTCTGGCCAAGGTGCGTGAATTTGAATTTCGCCCTGCTGGTGCGGATGCACTCGAACCGCTCTTCCAGCCCCTGGTCCAGAAACAACAAGAACTTTACATCATGTACAGCGGGTGAGTCGTTTACACCGATGGTTATATCCTTATCAATCTGGAACCATTGATCGGCAGTGACTTTGTTCAGGCTCGGACCGCAGCCAAGTACCCAGGCTCGGCAGCCGACGTGCAGATTTTTGAAATCAGGCACATCATCCAGATAGACATAGCCGGCTCGATTGGCGGCAATCAGTTCGTCAGCCTTGTCATCCGGCAGTTGCTGCACGCCGATGGGTATGGGTTCACCTCGCAGCGACGAATGTGTCTTAACATAGATGGTCTTCATCGATGGCTTACCTTTCACCCCGGACGCAGGGGTAAATCCTGTTTGTGCGGATTTACCCCCTGGTTGGCTCGTAGAGTCAACGCTACGCCCGGTTGAATTGTGGGAGGCTCTTTCAGCGTCTAGCTGTTATCGCCCACACTGGAGACGGCATAGACCTTGTGCAGCGACTCAGGACGAATCGCGCCGTAACCGATCAGGGCGTACCAGCCCAGCGGGAAGAACCGCTTGAGCGTGTCCGTAATCGGTCCGACCACCAGATGAGCATCGACGCCCACGGCCTTGCCGACGGCATCGGCACCGACGAAGTAGTTGGTGTACACATCGTAGGTGTTGCCCACAGCGGTAGAGACCGTAGTGCCGGCGGTCTGGTCGGCCTGGAGCTGACAATTGGTCGAATCGACAAAGCGGAAGCCCTCGAACATGCCCACCTCGCCGGTGAACAGTCCGTTGTCCAGCGAATCCTTGTACTCCAGAGCGTTTCGCCAGGAACCTGCACCGGTCTCGGCCTTGAGGTCGTGCAGACAGTGCGGATGGCAGACAGCCACATAGGCATTGCCGCCCTCGGGGCCCTCGTAGAAGGGCACATTGGCGGAGCGCAGCGTAGTGAACGTCTGACGCACCATAGATGCCGAAAGTACATCGCCGGAAGGAATGGTATTAATGGCTGTGCGATTACTGCCATAGGTGATGTAGTCGGAACCGACCTCGACATCGAAGGCTGCCCGGGCGATCAGGTCCAACGACTGCTTCATGTTCTGAGCAACCACAGCAGCCTTGGCCCGATCCACGTCGATGTAGCTCAGGGCCTCCAACGGCAGCGTGGTAATAACAGCCCGGCCATACTCGCTGACGCTGATGGTCTTCTGCGTTTCGCTCATGCCCACAGCGTCAATGTCGGAGGTCTCGCTAAGCGCAGTGGTGGCGGCGGGCAGGGCCTCGAAGATGGTGAAGTTGGCCACGTCGCCCCGCCGCGGAGCCCGGCCGACGTTGACCCGCTGCGCCTGAGCCAGCGAATCAAAAATGGGTCTGGGTTTGAACTGCAGACGGATGTACTCGTTGTAGGCGGTCTGGACGATGTCGGTCATGGAACCGCTGGTCGAGCCGGAACCGCCCGAATAGGTGTAAGTGTGTGCCATGCTTTTAATACTCCTTTGTTGTTAAGGCGCCGCTGTAGGTTTAGCTACTGCGCCTGTTGAAAGTCTTGACGATTGCCTCAAACTCCTGCCGGTTTCTGGCCCTCTGTAGGCGTCGCTGCATGGAAGCCAAATCCAGCGGAGCCGACTCTGTCGAGATCATGCCGGCCCCCGATCCGCCGGAAGACGGGGCCTTGAGAAGAAAGGCGTTTTCCTCACGAGCCAGGTATCTGCCCAGGCCCTCTTCCACCGAGACCGCCCTGTGCGTGTCGGCATCACGCAGCACCTGGCCGTTGTCGTCCAGGACCACAGCCTGGTAGCGGCCGTTGCCGTCGTGCTCGACCTGCACATGCGGGCCGAACAGCCGGGCTACAGCCTGAGCGTTGGCCACATTGGCCCGCTCGGCGGCGGAGATAATCCGGTTGTCCCGCACGAGCTGCTCGATGTAGCGCTGCTGGACCTCGATGGAGGCCTGCTTTTTGTCCAGCTCCTGTTGATGAGCCTGGACGAGTTCGCTGCGCTCTTCCTGCAGTTTCTCCTGCGCGGCAGCCAGATCGATCTGGGCCTGTTCATGCTTGTCGAACCACTGTCGGTAGGCCGAAAGCTGTTCAGGATCGGGGAGTTGTTTTTTCAGCTCCTCCATCTCGCCGCTGAGGTTTTTGCTGCGCTGTTTCCACTGCTCGCGCTCGCGGACCACCTCGGCGATCCCCTGGCGGTATTGATCCCGTGAAACGAACTCCTGATCGCTGCCTTGATCAGTTTGCTCATTACCTTGAGCCTGCGGGTTGTCCGAAACTTGTTCGGCGGCCCGCTCACCTTGAGCGTTACCTTGCTCGGTTTGTTGTTCAGTCATTCTGATCCTTTCCTGTTTCATTTTGGCTATAGGCGTCCACCTGGGTTATGGCCTCATCCAGATAAGGCGATCCCTGGGGCAAGGCCCGCTGGATGAATCCGATCAGCAAAGCCTTTATCGCGGCCGGACTTGCCCCACCCACCGCTCGCATGGTTTTGCTGAGCGTCTCAGCCGCGTCGGCCAACGACTCCAGGGCATAGTCACGATGATAAGTAATACCGATGCCCAGCTCGTCCGGACTGACGGGCTGACCCTTGGTCCAGCCGGCCACCATGGCTGCCACCCGCAGCTCGAAGCGCTCCAGGGCGTCGGCCATATCCGAAAGCTCATTGAAGAGTTCCAGCCGTTCGACCAAACCCTGCACGCCGCTGCGAATCCGCTGGGCCTGTGAAGACTGGCCCATCAGGAGTTTGCCCTCGGTGAGAATAAAATCGATAGCCTCGCGGACCCGCTGCATCTTGGCTCGAATGTGATCGACCGAGCCGACAATAAAGTCAGGCGCGTGTTTGGCCTCGGCATCGAAAGCCAGCACGGTGTTAGGCCCCAGTCGAGTGGGCAGTTCATCCTTGGGGCTTCGCCGCGGATAGCGCAGCATGCCCACGTTGTATAACTCATCGGTCTGAATCAGACTGACCGTATTAAGCACGTCCTCGGTGTTGGCCACAGCCGTTTTGAGCAGGCTCACGCCCAGTCGCGGGTAGCGCCTGGACCGCTGGAAATACAAGGGCACGATCGGCACCGCACCCAGCGGATTTACATCGCCGCTGAGCAAGTTACCCTCGTCGTCGAATCGTTCCCAATTGCCGGTGAGCCATTGCAGATAGGTGTCCACCTGCCCGTGGTCCTGATTCGAAGGATCGTCCGAGCCGACGGTGGATTCGAGAACGCGGACCCAGTGGTAGTGGCCGCGGTTATCCAAAGCCCAATCGATAATATCCAGAGGAGTCAACAGCACGGCATAGGGTTTTAGATTCATGTTCCGCCGTTGTTCCTGCGTTTGCGGGCGCAGGCCATCGGGCGCGCTGGGCACGTCGAACAGCACCTCCGACCATCCGAAGATGTAAGCACTGGGTACGATCTGCTCGCGCAGGAAATCGGTCCAATCGGTGCCGTTGCGGTCGCAGTTGTGATAAAAGTCCGCTAACTCCCGCCTGAAGGGGCTGGCCTCGATGTGCCGCGTGGGCCGACGCGCGAACAGATAATTCTTGCGGATGCTGACCAGCAGCGGGCAGAGATTATAGACCGAAGCCCGGGCCTTGCGATTGAGCCAGGCCGCTGTCGGCTCGGACTCGAACTGCTGCAGGTAGGACCCGCTGCGAAGGTCGGCCAGGTCGAGCTCAGCAAAATCCTGATACGCTCGCCAGGTGTCCTCGTAGGACAGGTACAACGGATGTCGAACGGCTGGGTTGAACTTCTTATCTTGCATGTGCTCAAATCCCCATTAGTTTCGGGTGGCAAATTTGATTTTTAGAACTACCAAACGGTCAACTTTCCCACGCTGATGGTGGTGGAATCGCCAAGCTCGTTGACAAAGAAGTATCGCAAGGCGTCTATCGGGTGTTCCCAGGGCGTGTGCTCCTCGGGCCGGTCGATATACACGCCGCCGGCTGTGCGCTGATTGCGATAGCTGCAAAACGACTCGATCAGCCACTTGCATCGTGTTGATATTGCCAGCCGCGGCTTTCCCGCCGCGGGTGAGAGCCAATCGCGGATCAGCTCCAGTCCTACCTGCACCGGGCGAAGTCGGCTAGAGGTCGTATAACCGCACTCGATGCCGTATTCCTCCCGTAACAACTCCACATTGGCTGAGCCGGTCTGATCGCTGCGACCGGTTCCCGCCGGGTCCACGTAGGTCGCCGCTATCTTGTAGCCGTGCTGCGCCTCGTGTTTGAGCATAGCCTCGATGTTGTCACGCAGCCGACGGTTCTCGCCTTTGTACTCAGCGATAACCCATACCGTCTGGTCGGGCAGCAGTTGCAGGTACAGGCCGGCAAAATAATTCCAGCCCCAGTCGATAGCCCGATACACCGGAAGCTCCGCCCGGTGTGTGGTCTGATCGCTGACGTGTTGGCCGTTGATTCGCGGATCGAATTCCGGAAAAACCAGCCCCTCGACGGTAGG